GCCGCCCGCACGGCGGTCAGATTGGAATACACCTGGTTGGACGGGATGGCCTCGGTCACCAACTGCAGTTCGATGCCGGCGGCAATGCCATCACGGGCCGTAATCGCATCATCGGCAGCAATCCAGTCCGTGGCCGCCGCAACCCGTGCGGACTGCAACACCGCCGCACGTCGCACCAGGTTATTGCCAGCGCGAATGGCGGCCATCTGCTGCTGTCGGGGGACAGGGTCCAGAGTGGATGTGATCGGCGGCTCATCACCGGCACCGAACAAGTCATCGTAAAGGCCCAGGGCACGGATTGGCTCGTTAACCAGGTCCACCACTGAAGCAATGCTTTCGAGGATCTGTGCGCCCAGCTCGGCTGGCTTGCGGATCAGCTCCGCGATCGGGCCGGTCACATCACCCACCGTGCCTTCAATACCCCGCAGTGCAACCTGCAGTGATTTTTCAATCGCTGCGACGCGGTCCGTGGCCAGGTTCAGAACGTTGAAGTTCGCCTCAAAGTCAGCCTTCACTGCTTTTTCGGCATCCGCTACCCGGCGCTGGAGCTGGCTTTGGGTGTCCTGAACGAGGGCGGGCAGTCTGGGCGAGTCGTCAGCACGGACGACGGTGAATGAAACACGGGCAATACCGCCTTCACGGGTGGTCTCGCGAATGCGGATACCACCGACAATCACCACACGGTGCGTTCCGTAATATGGGTGAACCAGTTCAGCGGCGCCGGCTTGCTCTGCTGCCTCCACCAGGCGTTGACGTGCCAGATCATAATCCGCGCCGATCAGAAAGCCATCGATCTGCCACTCTCGCTTACTGAGACCCAGGTCTTCGGCATAGGGCTGATCACGAAGTGGGTATTCATGGACCTGCACGCGGCGGCCGGGGCTCTGGCTGGTGTTCTCCAGGACAATATCGATACCGCGGAAGGTAGCAACTGCATCGCCGATTCGATCAAACCAGGCCATTATCTTTCCTTATAGAAGAGTGCCGAATCACGGCATCATGTATGAAAGACCGAGATCTACATCCATTTCAGGGCCTGATTTACCACGTTGCGGCTTGACGGCAGTGATTCGACCCTCCTGGTTGACTTCGATCTTCAATGTGCCGGCGCCTTTAGCCTCGTTAGCGGCGACCGCACGCTGCGCCTGCTCGTTGCCAAAAAAGGCCAACGTTTTGGCGACCGCTTCACCGATCGCGTCGCCGGTTTTCCGGCCTGCATCAGATCCGAGTGGGCCATCATCAGTCAGAAGGTTGTCGTTGATCAACGTACCCAGACCGTAACCTGCCGCGGCCGCGGCAGCGACACCCAAAGCAGCTGCCCCCATCGCGCCGGCGCCCAAAGCCCCAATGGAGCCAACCGGAGCCCTGCCAAGATTTCTCATGGGATTGAAGAGGCGACGGTTACGGCCTGCTGCTCCACCAGGTGTATTCGAAAATCGCCCGCCTGGCCTACCCGAGCCGCCGCCAATGCCACCGCCTGGCATGTTAACCACATAGACCGGCGTTACTCCGGCGACCTCTTCTAACGCTTTGCCGGCGGCCACACCGGCGCCCACACCGCCAGCGCGCTGCAGCAATTTGCCACCGCCCTTAGCCAGGCCGATCCCCAGTGCAGCCGCCCCTGCGCCGCCCATAAGGATGTCTTTACCGCTGACCTTTTGCTCATCCAGCAGGTTTTTAATGGCGTTTTCAACAGCGTCGTTGATCGGCTGAGCGAAGTCGTCGGCGGCATTTTTCAGAGCATTTCTCAGGCGCGAGACCTGGTCAACCGAATTGGATAAAGCATCTTGCAGGTCTTTGCTGATCGTTCCCGCGGCGCTGCGGATCTCTTTGGTTTTCGCGCGGGCACCGGCTATCGCATCTCCCGCCAACAATGTACGCAGGCCTTTAACGGTATCCGCGTCAGTATCTCCGAACGCCATCTCGATTGCGCCTTCGCGCTGCTGATCGGTCTTCAGTTTTTTGTACTTGGCGGCAATGTCGTCCAGTACATCAAACGCTGCCCGACGGTCGCCCTCAGCGTTGTAGAAGCTCACGCCCGTCGCTTTGGCCGCCCGAGACATGTATTTGTTATCGGTGAACAACCGCAGCGAGGAATCGACGAGCGTAGCCAGTCGCTCAGGGTTGCGCTCAATCATGGACAGCTGCTCGATAAAGCCCAGCGTGTCCGAAAAACCAAGCCCCGCAGATTTGGCATTAACGCCCACCCGGGCAAAAATGCTTGACAGGTCCTCAAGCTCTGCGTTACCAAGCCGCCCTGCCTTGGTCATTTGATCAATCAGAGATATCGCCGTTTTGGGGTCAGACAGATCAAACTTGAAGGCTTCCCCGGCAACGCCGATGGCAGATGCCAGTGTCTCGGCATCTGAGCCGGTTACTGCCATCGCGGGGTTAATGGCCTTGATAGTGACCAGCGCCTGATCCCACGTCTGGCCGGCCTGGATGAGGCTATTAAAGCCACCCAGCAAAGAGTCCAGCGAGTTCCCAGTCTCCTCACTCATTGCATGCAGTTCGTTGCGGAGCAACTTGGTTTGTTTAACAGTAGCGCCAGCGGTTTGCCGAATCTTGATCAGTTGCTTGTCCAGTTTTGCCGACTCAATGACTGCTTGAGTCGCAGCATAGGCACCCGCGGCCCCGCCCAGCATGGCCGTATATTTTCCGCCGACGGCCTCCAACGCTCGCCCTAGACGATGTGAAGCGCTCGCCATTCGCCCAAACTCGCGCCCGGTCTTATTGCCCAGAGCACCTACCGCTCGACCGTAACGCTTGGCACGCTTTTCAAAGTTGCCCGTGAGGCTTAAGGCGACGCTGGCTTTCATTTCGGTCATGGATTTTCGCTCACGATTCGAAGGGTTTTGATCAGTCGGCGCAATGTCAGGCGGTCAATATCGGTCGGGGACCATCCGGTAGCCCGTGCGACCCTGATGGCCACACGGTCAAAATTACTCCGAGCCCGTATCAGCTCGCCCCCGCTGCGCCACCTCTCGGGACGCGACAGAGGCCATCACAGCCTGTTCCAGATCGATACTTTCAGACTGAAGGCGCTCCAGGTCCACAGGGCTTAGCTTGCGCAGTTCGCCCATGGACAGGGGGCCTTCGATATCTCCAATACGAACAATCTGGCGGCGCAGAGTGTGAATGCCAACGGCACTTGGGCTGGCAACCAGTTGCGGCCCTTCCGGGGTCTGGATAACACGCTCAGCCTCGGACTGGGCATCGAAAATATCACCCGCGGTCAGTTCGCGGATGACCGCGCTGGTGTGTGTTTTTTCACCCGACACCAGGCCTTTATGAAGCTCTACTTTGACCTCTGCCATCACACCCGCTCCACAGCCAGACCAGACATTTCAAGCTGCACCGATCCGTTGCCGACATCCAGTGCCGTGGGGCTGGTGGTGAATGCACCGCGCAGCATCCAGGTCTGGCCGGTATCAGTTTCCAGCAGTATGGTGGCGCCCGTCAGGCCGGACAACCGGATAATGTCCGTGTTCTGGGTGTGGTGGATAACCACGCTGAGCGTGGGCGCCACCGGGTTTTCGGTATAGCCGACGGTGCCCCGGCCGTTCATTTTTGCCTCGCGTTCAAAGCCGCCTGGGTTGAGGGTGCCCTTACCATCGGTCAGCAGCTCTTCGCCATCGGCGCGAACGGTCACGTTTCCGGTAATCTGCATAACTCTTTACTCCTGCTTTAAAACGATCTCAAAGGCCGTTTACACGGCCTTTGATACCTGGTTATTTCCGGAATTGGGTTTGCATTGCGTGGATGCGGTACTGCCCGACCAGCTTGGGCGAGTCGATCACGTTCAGCCGTCCCGGGCTCTGAGTGTCCACAGCCGCCTGCAAGGATTCGGCGTAACCGGCGTAGTCCTGGGCCCAGCCCCGGCTGACGAAATCCCGGTACAGTGAGAGCAGCTCCGCCTTGGCCACGTTCGGGGTGACGATCGGCTGGCCGGCCCCGAAGTTTTTGGCATCGGCATCAGTGGCCAGCTTGTGGCGCGGGTAGCGCTGCAGGATCCGGACGCGCTGGTCGTAGCGGATCCGCTCCAGGGTTTCCGGCACGTTGATGTCCAGATAGGAGTCACTCGGCACACCGCTGGCCGTTTCCTGAAAGGTGGTGATCTGGCGCTCAATGCTGACAGTGCCATCCTTTGCGACCTTGTAGGTGGCGATGCCATCAAACAGCAACAGGTTGCGTTCGGTATCGGTGAAGCGATCGGCAGCAGATGCGCCCAGAACCATCGGCAGCTGCAAGGTCTGCAGCGGCCGTGCCGGGTCGGTCGCGAGCGCCTGGCCCGCAACCGCTGCGTTGACGGCACTCCACAACCAGGTCGGGCTGACGGCCAGTCCGGTGCCCATGACGGACAAATGCGGGCTGTTCTGGCCGCTGCCAAAGGTACTGGTTTCGCCGTGCGTACCCCGGAAGGCACCAAAGGCACGGCCACCGATCTGGCGCATGGGGCCCCAGCGATCGTCCAGCTCACCGGTCAGTGCTGTCAGGTTGGCGGTGTCGGTGTAAGGGCAGGCAATCCAGTTGTATTGCTCAGGCCCCAGGGCGGCGATCGCGTCGACCAGGTCCGGGTTGCTGGCACCACCGCTCATCGCAGTAATGGTTGGCGTTACGCCGGAGATCCGGTCTTCACCGAGTGCCGAGAACCGGATGTCGATATCGTCGCCCGTCGCGCCGGTCCAGCGGCAGGTGATGTCCATTTCGGTCGGCGTAATGCCATTAACGGCCGCCGTTACCGGCAAGCGTGTGTCCGCATTGATGGCTGCCACCAGCGCGCTGACAATGGCCTGGCCATTGTCCGACACGGCCACACCGATGCGTACTCGATAACCGGCCAGATACAGCACCATGGCACCGGCGGCGGTCGCGGCTCCCGCGAACGCAATCTTGCCGGATGAGGCAACCCCGCCGCTGACGCTGCCGATCTCATCCAGCGGCAATGCCCAGGTTTCCAAATAGGGCTGAGCCGCCAGGGACTGGCGCAGCATTTCCGCGAGCATCGAGCCACGGCCGTAATAGCGCTCTGCCTGTTCGGCGTTGGTGACGCGGTCCAGTTCCAGGGCATTGCGCTCGCCACCGGCAAGGCGTTGGCCCAGCACCAGCAGCCTGCCCTGAAAGGCCGAATTTCCGGCCAGTCGGTCATCAAACTCGATGTAGACGCCCGGCACACGCAGCTGGGCGGGAATGTCGTTGAATACTCCAGCACTGATCGGCATGGCTTATGCCTCCTTCTTGGCGGTGTCGGTGGCTTTCTTGGTTTGGCGCGGCGCGGACGCGGCAACCACGTCCTGATCGCGCAGGCGGCGGCGCCAGAAGGCATTCAACGGCACGCTTGCGCCTTCGTCCGGTAACGGCGTGCCGTTTTCCTGGCGGATCCTCAGCCCCGCCCGGGCCTTCACGTAGAGGGTGTCTTTAGACATGGCTATTACTCCTATGGCAAATCAACCCGGTCTTCGGCGACCGGGCCGTCACCCACGTTATGGGTGGCGGTGTAGAGGGTGAAGTCAGCAAGTGTGGCGACGTCGGTGTGACGCAGGGCTACGCCTTGTTGCCAGCTCACTGCCCAGAGCGCGATACCTTGGCGGTCCAACTGGCCGCTGAACAGGTTGTCTGCTGCCAGGCGTTCGGGTTTTTGAGCATTGTCCAGGCCCCAACGATTGAGCCGCACCGTGCGCATCACGGCCTCGGCATAATCCAGCGCGGCCACATCACGGGTTGCGGCAGGGGTGTCACGGGTGACAATAAAGGCCGCCCACCGCACCTCGGCAACCGGGTCTTTACCATCGCTCAGGGCGGGTACAGAAACGGCAGACACTAGCACCGCCGGCGCCAGTTTGCTGTAGCGGCCCAGTTCGGCAGCGTCAAAACGGCCACCGTGGGATTCGCAGGTATAAAGGCCCGGTACCGCTGCGTTGATGGCCGCGACGATGGCGTCGCGGGTCAGTTTGATGTCGCCGTTACTCATGCCCGTTCCAGCTGCTTGTCGAGGAATTGGTCGACGGTGGCTTCGATCTCATCCAGGTTGTCCTGGGAAAAGCCCAGATACGGGCGAGCCGGGATGCCGGCCGGACCGGGGGCCATGTCTGGCGTGCCGCCGAATTGATGGATGGCGGCATAGATCAGGTTGCTGCCAGTGATGACCTCATCACCGACCACGTCACTGTTCAGACTGTCCACCAGATTGCCGTCGCCCTGGAGAAGGGACTGGCCACCGTGGCGGGTCGCTGCGTGTCCAGAAGTCCAGGCCTGCCAGGGCTCGCCGTCTGGTGCTTGTTGCTCTTCGCTGATCCGCCGGCGGGTCTGGCTTTCCATCAGCCCACCCAGCTGGGTCAGCAGGTCTTTACGATCCATCTGACCCAGCTTTTCAATGCGCGTTTGCAGGCGTTCGATACCGCCCAGGTCAAACTGCAGGCCGATGCTCATGTCAGCCTCCGGTCACGGCCCCAGCGGCGGGTGCGATAGGTGATCTGGGGTTTGATGCTGACCGGGCTCTGCTCCCGGATACCGAGGCTGACTTCGCCTTTGGCAATGCGGCGTAACAGGGCAATGGCGTTGTCATAGCGGCCACGGCGGTGCTCTGTTGCGGTGTCTGCCTCCGGTGACAGCACGTGAAAGGCGATGTCTACGGCCAGCTTCGTGAGGATGCGGGGCACCTTGGGCAGCGGAAGCTTGTACTGCTGGCCCACGTAGGTGTCGATTTCGGCGTCTGCATCCAGCAGCGCCTTGTCGACAACCTCTGTGTTTATCTGGCCGTCCCGGTCCCGATCGGACGCCACGAGAACGGCGTCGTTCCCAAAGCGGTCGATCAGATCCTGGAGCGTGGCGTAGACAGGCATATCAGTCTTCCTGGGTGACCGGACGCACGGCCAGGCGTGGTTCGTCCTGGATCGCCTGGAGCTGCTCTTCCGTCAACCGGCGCACATCCAGAAGGGTTTCGGTGCGGCTGAAATTGAAACCGGCACGGCGGAAGCTGGGCGTCATAGACTTCACCGCGATGCGCTTGGTCTCCTGCTCGGGCGGCGTATCTTTCTTATTGGTCGCGCCTGCTTCCGGTTGCGCTTGCGGATCCTGGGTAACGCCATGGTCGTCTCCACTGGTCACCGTGGGCTGCTCATCACTTGCGGGGGCGTCCTGCTCGGCCTTGGTGGCCGGCTTGGTGCTTTTTGCCTTGCTGTTTCTGGTGATGGCCATGGGGCCTCCCAATGTTTTTCGGTTTAAAATGGCCAGGCTCATGCCCGGCCATTTTCAGGTTTACTCAACGCCGGGTGATTAGACTGCGCCAGTCGAGCCGTAAGCCATCTGCCAGAAGCTGAAGCCTGCCGCGCCTCGTGCCTCTGCGCCATAGCGGTACTTCTTCTGCAGGAACACGCTGTCGCTGTCTGTGTTGGTCTGCGAGACGAACGTCGGTGCTTTGCGTTGCTGATAGATGAAGGGCTTCACGGGCTTGGTCGTGTCGAGCAGATACCAGGCCGTGTCAGAGGTCAGCCGGGATGACACCACCACTTCGGCGGCGCCCTTGAACGGATTGGGTTTGCCGTCTTCCAGGCGGTCAACCATCATCAGCGCCCGGGCAGTGTCTTCAAGAGCAGGCCCGACCAGCAGGATATTGGGCATGATGTTGAGCGGGCGCCCCTCATCATCCTTCATCTTGCGCAGGGCGGTACGTGCCGCGCCGAAACTGGCCTGAGCCGCCGCCAGGGTGGCAAAGCTCAGAGCCACCGTGCCCTTGTTGGAAACACTCACGGTGCCGTCCTTGCCATCGCCCACCGGGTGGTCGGTGTCAAAAAACGGCTGGCCGTCGTAGCCCAGTTCCACGAAACCCGCGTTGACCAGATCAAACACCAACTCGTCCGGAAGATGTGCCGCGCTATAACCGGCCATTTCCGCTTCGGGGCCGTATATGCCCAGAGTGTCGTCTTCGATGTCGTTGCGGTCGACCTCGATGGTCGCCTCAAAGTCATCGTTGATGAGGGTGTAGCCCTGGCCCTTGAGCTGCTTGACCACTTTCTCACCGACCCATTTGCGC